TGGCTCTTTAGCAGGGTGTTCGATGTAAGTGGCTCCGAACGCTGTGAAGCGTCCGAACCTCCCGCGGTGGTTAGTCGCGGGCATGCGCTAGGTCATCTGCGTCAACTCTTGTTCATGTTTTACAAACTAGAGTTGCCATATACCACAGCCCAAGAAACAGAAGTCTTGAAGACTTTTGTTGAGACAGACAAGGCTACCTCGTTTAATTACGAGAACCTTTCGTCTGGTGACAAGAACGCGTTACGTATCGCTCGGCACCTAATTCATACGGTGCTAGGCGAGAAGTGCGACGTTGAGGCAATAGTGCCTCGTCACGGTCCTGGTGCCGTCTCCACTGGTGAGAAGCCTCATGAGAAGATGCGCTTTAAGCGCTTTTATCGTGCTCTGGATCAGGTATTTCCTTACCCGGAGTACTTCTTCTATAACGCTACTCATTATAAAGACGACATTAAGAACTTCTACGAAACGTGGAGTCCCCACGAGGCAGGCACGGCGAAAGTTGTGCTTGTCCCTAAGGATTCACGTGGGCCGCGGTTAATATCTTGTGAACCGTTGGAGTACCAATGGATCCAGCAGGGCATGATGTCGAAGATCGTGAAGATCATCGAATCTCATCCTTTGACACGCGGTCGCGTTAATTTTCGCGACCAAACGATCAATAGGAGAATGGCTCTGTTGGGTTCCAGAAGTGGCCGATGGGTAACACTGGATATGAAGGAGGCTAGCGACCGGGTCTTAACAAGCCATATCGAGTACCTCTTCCCTGAAATGTGGAAGAGAACTTTGATGGCTTGCAGATCTGTCGCAACGAAGCTTCCCGATGGAACTGTCTTGCCTTTAAGAAAATTTGCGCCTATGGGGTCAGCGTTATGCTTTCCCGTTGAAGCGTTAGTTTTCTGGGCTCTGACAGCCGCAGCGATTAAGAACACTAATATGGGTTTGGTTGCCCTGGAAAGGGCGGCTAGGTCTGTGTTTGTGTTCGGTGATGACATTATAATTCGGCAGAAAGACCACCTGCCGGTTATGCAGCTGCTTCCTAAGGTTGGATTGTTGTTCAACCCCGGAAAGTGCTGTGTCGCAGGACACTTCAGAGAGTCCTGTGGATGCGATGCCTATCATGGCATCGATGTCACGCCCCTCAAGATAAAGAGGCGGTGGTGTCATCACTTAGCTGGTACGAGTCACGTATCGTGGGTGGAGTATCATAACTCCCTTGCGGAACGTGGTTATTTCGAAGCGGCGAGCTTA